TTAGTAGCATTACATATGAACTTACTCACTCCATCCGGCGAACAAGCGTAATAGATTTTCTTTTTGATTTTTTAAGGATAATGTCAGCAAGGCTACAGACAGGGCCGTGTAGTATTTCCAAATCTTTGTTGGTAAATGTGCGTAAGCAAGGTCTAAATATTTCCCAGTCTTTTTTCAGGAAAATATTGATAGGGATACTGTGATTACTTTCCCACCACCATACATTGGCTAACTCCAAAAATCGTTGTTTCATTTCCGGATCGTGTATACTTCCAAAGTCGTATATGGTAGTAACTGAAACATCTTGATTTTGTACAATTCCCACATATTCCGTGGAGGCATATACACACAGCGTGATAAAAGGATATTGCTCGGTTAATTTTGTAAAGATATCGTTACCCATCGGAATATTTATACAGACGTATTTTGGGCGGGATTAAAGGGTCAACCACTGATTATCAGTATCGCTAAATACAACATATGTATTCAACCACTGCCTACCTTTACCAGCAAGTAATTAGAGTTTTAACTCCTGACACCAGTGGTGCTTATTTCAATCTGAGGTACGATCCTGTGTATGCTAAAAAACTAACAATTAATAAGGGTGTTGACAATGTAGTCTTGTTTGAATTCATTAATCAAGACGAAAAACCTGTGAATATTACAGGTAGCACACTGACATTTAGAATGGTCAGCCAAAATGGCGACGCATTACTAGCACAAAAAGAAATGACAATTATTAATGCCGCATACGGTCGTGCTAAAGTAACATTAACACCCGCTGATCTTGATGCTGTAGAAGCACAACCAGCAGGCTATAGCATTATGCGAGCAAGTGGCAACTTGATAGAAGCAGTATTTACTGATGCCCAAGCAGGTGCCCGTGCCCCAGCTGACATTGTAGACAGCGTATATCCAGAATTTATCCCCAGTACTGAATTAACAATCCCAACTGTTAACTTGTCGGCACAAACCAGTTATGGTGGCAGCAGTGGATCACAATATCCAGATTGGGCATTACAAGCAGGACAGCCAATTGGGTCAACTACCCCGTATCAATCAACAGAATACTTCAGTAGCCAAATTGAACCCCGTGGTCCTGTTACCAGTATTCAACTGGATTTGATTGGTTATACAGGTACAATCAAAGCACAGGCAGCAGAAACATACCAAAGTATTTGGTACAATGTAACACCATCTACACAATATTTGAACAAGACTGAAACTATCCATATGACAGTAGTTGGGTGGCATCCATTGCTTCGTTTGTGTTTTAACAATAGCGTAACCACAACTGGTATAGATGGAACAAACTTTGGAATAGCCGCTATGGCTAATGCTGTAGTAACTGACGGTGTTGTTACTAGCGTATCCGTTACAAGTGCAGGATCTGGTTACCAAGCGCCACCATTAATTACCTTTGTTGGTGACGGAGCCGGTGCCACTGCCACTTCAACAATTGGAGCAGGTGGTGATCTAACAGGGATTACCTTAACATCTGGTGGTTCTGGATATCGTCCTAATCCATACAGTATGATATCAATCGGTGTGATAATATCCACCGGTCATGCGGTAAACATAAAGTACCGTTAAGCCAAAATAAGTTGATCTTTAGCACAAATCATGTTATAATATTAACATGATCGATGTGTTATCATTTTTACCAAGCAAAAGAAAACAATCAAGTTCCGGCTGGATCGCTTTCAACGCACTTTGCTGCACACATAATGGTAACACTCAAGATCGCAGGGGGCGAGGCGGCATTAAAATATCTGATCAAGGCTGGAGCTATCATTGTTTCAACTGTGGATATACAACAAGTTTTATTCTTGGACGTAATATTAGTTTTAAAGCACGTCGGCTGCTTGAATGGTTAGGTGTTCCTGAAAACGATATCAATCAAATCAATCTTGAAAGTATGCGTCATCGCAGTATGGAAGGTATGCTTGAGGAACGTCAGCGTGTATGGAACCACTTGGCGCCAATAGAATTTAAAGAAGCAGACCTTCCTAAGTTTGTAAATTTTGTAACACCTGATAGTCCAGATGAATGGGAGTATTTACAAAGCAGACGTGTTCCTAAAGACTATCCAGTAATGGTATCAGTAACGAGCTTTTCAAGGAAAGGTGTTACTATTCCATTTACACATGACAATAAAGTTGTAGGTAGTACAACACGCTTCTTAGATGATCGCAACCCACGATACATTAATGATATGCCACCTGGCTATGTGTTTGGCATGGATTTACAACAAACAGGATGGCAACATGCTATTGTAACAGAAGGTATATTTGATGCGTTATGTATCAGTGGCTTGGCTGTTATGCATAATGAAATAAGTGATGAGCAAGTAAGACTGATACGCAGTTTAGGTCGTGAAGTTACTGTAGTGCCTGATCAGGATCAAGCAGGGCTTGTACTGATAGACCGTGCAGTGGAGTTAGGATGGGCAGTAAGCATACCTGATTGGCCGGACACAGTAAAAGATATTAACGACGCTGTGAAAATGTGGGGCAAGTTGCCAACTTTGCTAACTATAATGCAATCAAGAGAGACAAGCAAGATAAAAATTGAGTTGAGGAAACGTCAACTTGAAAAGAAAATTAACAGACCAAGAGAAATAGATGCTTAAAGAATACGGATTAGATGTACAACGATTGTTTCTAGAAATGATGCTGGAAGATGCTTCAAGTTATGTGCGGGTACAAAACATTTATAACCCTGCTAACTTTGATAAAAGTATTAGACCGGCGGCAGAGTTTATTAAAGAACACTCTGAGAAACATAAGACAATGCCGGATCGTACACAGATCTCAGCAACAACTGGCATTAAACTAGCAACAGTACCAGACTTAAATGAAGGCCACTACGAATGGTTTATGACCGAATTTGAAGCATTTACTAGACGTCAAGAACTTGAACGTGCTATTTTAAAGAGTGCTGACTTGTTGGAAAAGGGCGAGTATGATCCAGTTGAGAAACTAATCAAAGACGCAGTACAGATCAGTTTAACAAAAGACATGGGCACTGATTACTTTGCTGATCCAAGTGCTCGTATTAACAAATACTTTAACAGTGGTGGACAAGTAAGCACAGGTTGGCCACAAGTTGATAAGTTGTTGTATGGTGGATTTAGTCGTGGTGAACTAAACATCTTTGCTGGCGGATCTGGATCAGGTAAGTCATTGGTAATGATGAACATTGCACTAAACTGGTTGCAACAAGGACTTAGTGGTGTGTATATTAGTCTTGAATTGAGTGAAGAACTTACAAGTTTGAGAACTGATGCAATGTTAACCAACATGAGCACCAAAGAAATTCGCAAGGATATTGATACAGCAACTCTAAAAGTTAAAATGACTGGTAAGAAGTTTGGACAGTATCGTGTCAAAGCATTACCGGCACAAAGTAATATTAATGACATTAGATCATACATTAAAGAAGTACAGATTCAAACTAATATCAAAGTAGATTTTATTATGTGTGATTACTTGGACTTGCTAATGCCAGTTAGTGCAAAGGTTAGTCCCAATGATTTGTTTGTTAAGGACAAATATGTGTCAGAAGAATTGCGTAACTTGGCAAAAGAATTGAATGTGTTGTTTGTGACTGCATCGCAGTTAAATCGTAGTGCTGTAGAGGAAATTGAGTTTGATCACTCTCATATATCGGGTGGTATTAGTAAGATTAACACAGCAGATAATGTGTTTGGTATTTTTACAAGTCGTGCTATGAAAGAGCGTGGTAAATATCAAATACAATGTATGAAAAGTCGTAGTAGTACAGGTGTTGGACAAAAAGTTGATTTAGAATATAACATTGAAACTATGCGTATTACAGACAATGGCGGAGATGATGACAGTAGTGGATCATTTAAGAAGCCCAGCATTTATGAAAGCATTAAACCACAAAGTCGTATTAACATCCCAACGGAAAAGATTGATAGTGAAACCGGAGAAATAAGTAAAATTACAGCAGATGTACAAGGTGCCAAACTACGACAACTACTTGGACAAATTAAACAGACATGATACTTTTTGACAATATCAGAAATGTTCATCTAGAAATATCTACATTATGTAATGCCAGTTGCCCGTGGTGCCCGCGAACGTTTTGGGGATACCCGTTTAACGGTGGATACCCTGAGTTGAATTTTTCTCTTAGTTATGCTAAACAAATCTTTAATCATAAATTTTTAAATCAATTAACTAGTATTCATATCAATGGAAACTACGGTGATATTATGATGAATCCCGAAGGTGCTGATATTGTTGAGTATTTTAGATCAATCAATCCCAACTTATACATTGAAATTAACACCAACGGATCGGCAAGAGATAAAGAATTTTGGACCAGGCTTGCAAATGCAAAAGTAACAGTTTTATTTGATCTTGACGGATTAGAAGACACACATCATTTATATAGGCAAAATACCACTTGGAAACAAGTGATAAAAAATGCTAAAATTTTTATTTCAACCGGAGGCACAGCCGTATGGAAAATGATAAAGTTTGCACATAACAGTCATCAGATCAATGATTGCAAAAAGATGAGTCAAGAACTTGGCTTTGTTAATTTTAGTCTAGTTGATCAAGGCAGAGATACTGCTCCTGTATTTGACAAAAATGGAAATCTTACACA